TTTTTCATTAAATGTCCTATATAATTTACCAGTTGGAATTGTATGCACATCAAACCCAATTGTAATTCTTTTATAACCGAAATTTTCTAACGCTACTACCTTGTGTTTAATGTGCCCATGTCCAAAATAAATTTGACCAGGTTTATTTTTTACAGTATGCGACTCAAAAACTGTTTCAGTTTTTTCACAATTTAAATTAATATATCCATGATAAGGCCATTCATGATCGTGCCAATCTAATAAATCCTGATGAGTATGATAATTAATCCATGATTGTAACCAAAGTTCTTTATTTTCTGTTATATTTGTAAGTATCAAATTTTTTAATTCTTGGAAAATATACCAGAAATGACTTGAAGGTGCGAGTAGACTGAATGTATTATATTTAGGATACGTCCATGTTGTATCTTCGTAAGGAAATAATTCTTGATGTAGTCTCAAACCAATTTTAATATCTTCTAAAATACCTTCAATATTATTTGTGATGTAAGAACTTTGATGTAAAATATAATCTTTCATAATATAATATTAGATAAATTTGTATTAATGACGCATCTAAATTTACTTTTTTTACAAAAACTTGCAGTATGATAGTAGTATCCTGGAAAAACTAAAATTTTACCTTTCTCTGGTTTTACTCTTTTTTTAATAGTAAAATCTCTAGAGGAAATTTTTTCAATGTCTTTACTTCCTGGATCATAATTTTCATTTATTTCATTAAAAATTATTGTATCTCCGTCGCTATCATTTACATAATAAATGGCTACAATATGTTTAAAAAAACTATCTATATGTGGCATAAATGCATCTTCATTAATTGCAGGATTTTTAAAAACTAAATTAGCCCTCATTCTTATTAGCCTTGATATGTCTTGGTCTTTGATTTTATCTTGTAAATTTAAAATGATTGGATACACCATATCAAAGAAAGTGCTTGTAAAAGAATTTTGCTCATAAAAAAAGTGATTACATCCAGCAGGGTTGTCTAAATCATTAATAAAACATTTATCTCCTGATACAATGTTTTTATTTAATGCCCAAGAAAAATTAAATCCGGTCATTACAGTTTCAATATAATCAGCCTGACTTTTTGGAATAATATTTTTTATTTCAATAATTTCATTTATCATGTGACTTGTCCAAAAAATCTTAATATTACTAATTTATCATTTTCGTTTGGCATAAAAGAATTATGTATTTTAAAATATTCTTTTGGAGAAAAAAATATACATCGGTTCTCTTTCATTTTTATTGTAACTGAAGGAGTAAAATTGCTATCAATAGAATTGTAAAATACAATATCATCGTTTTCATTTGAATTTAAAAAAATTATACCTCCAATATCAAAATTAGGATAGTAAATATTAATATCAGTATTATCTTCTAATTTAGTTATGTAATTAAAAACCATATGCAATTGGTTAAAATCTTCTTTACCATTTGCATGTATTATAATTTTTTTAGCAATGTTATGAAATATTTTTTCGTTAATTTCATTAATTGGTTTAGATATATTGCCAGGAAAAATATGTTCTGTTGTTATATACTCTTCATCTAAAGCTAAATTTTTGTATAATGTATAAAATTCAAAAAAATCATCTATAATTTTTACAGGCTGGTTAAAATAACGCATATTAGATTTTAACAAAAAAAACTTGGGTTAGTCTAGCATCTTTTCCTTTACCAAAAAAGTTTTCAGCAGAATGCCAATTTCTAGTATCAAACATAATAAATCTATTAAACTTTGATTCAATTACTATGTCAGTATCAAACTTTGATCTTTGATCTTTCCTATATTTTTCAAATTTATTACTATCTATTTCATCAGTTTGATTTACATCTTGCTCAAATAAATCTTTAAAAAACTCTCCATTATGATCGTTGCAATCTTTGTAAATACAGGTACCAGAACCTAAAGGTGCATCATTGTTAAGATAGATAACACCGGCAACTTGATCTTGCGGATCGTCATCATGAACCCATCCGTTACCGTAGTTTTCGTCAGTTAATTGAAATCCGGTTTCTAATCTTTCAATTTTTGTAATGCCGTAATCTTTTAATATAAACAGGATTTTTTTTAGAAAAATTTGAAAGAAATCATAATTTAATTCGTGCAATAATGTAGTGCGTAATCCGGGCCAGTTACCTCTATCTCCTTTGTAAAATTCTTGCTGTAGAGCAAAGTGTCTTATTATATCACAGTCTTCATAAAAATCATCAATTATTATTGTAGGAAAATATGGATATAAAAATCTATTTTTGACATCATGTAATTCCATGAATTGAGATACTGGCAAATTGTGTTTATTGTTGAAAATATTAATGTACCAATTATCCATTTATTTTTCCAGTAAAATTAAATGTAATTACAATTCTTTTCGTACACATTTTAGGACAAGTGCTTGCGTGATAATGCCATCCGTTAAACAATAACAATTTTCCAGCCTCGGGTGTACACGTATGCATAGGATAGTATTTTTCAGCTTTATCAGTTTCATGGAATATAATTGTATCTCCATCGCTGTAATTTACATAATAAATTACAACAAAATGTTCTTGATCAAAGTCTCTATGCGGAGTATTGTACTTATATGGCAAGCTTGGCAATGAAAATTTTGTGTTCAATAAAAATCCAGCCCTAATTCTTTTTAAATCAATTATTGTTAGAGAAAATTGTTTTTCTATTATAGATAACAAAGGCTTAAAAAAATCTAAATGCAGATTACTTATGTTATTTTCATTATAAATTAAATTACCAAAAGCAGGTGTTGAATGTTGGGGCATATTAGAATTTTCAAAAGTTGTATCTTCCATAAAATGCCAGTCAAAATCTATACTTGTAAGATAGTTATAAATTTTTTTTACATAATCTTTATCTTGTATATTTTTTTCAATAGGTGTAAAAATTTTACTCATAATTTAATTTGTACCTTTTTCTATCAATAGAAAAATGTTCTGGATCAGTTTTATATTTATTCCAACATGGTATGCTCATACTTAATCTCTTGTTACAAGGCTTCGCATAATGATACATTCTTGAAGGAATATATAGAACATCTCCTGGTTCTAATACAACATCTAAAGCAACAGATAAATCTTTTTCTTTAATAAAATTATTCATAATACCAGTAGGATATAAATTTGATAATCTATTATTATATATTTTCCACGGAGTCGTTCCTTCTACTTGAATAATAAAATTAGAAGGATAATCTTCATGTATAAAAAAAGAACCATTTTCTTTAATATTACAGTACACATGAATAGCTGCGTTAACATAAAATTCTTGCTCAAAATATTTTAATAGTTGATTGGTAATATCATTATAAGATCCATAATTTAAAATTACAAGTCCAAATCCATTGTTAATTTTGTCAAAAATAAAAGATTTATCTTGTACAAGTTTTGACCAAACCCAGGTTTTTCTGTAACTTGGTATTTCTATTTTGCTATTTGTATGTGGATCAATGACTTCAAAGTCAAATAATTCAGGATAGTTTAAACATTGTTCTACGTCATGCCAACTTAAATATTTTTCTGGTGTTGGAAAGATATTTTTTAAGTAAAGCGGATTATCATTTAAAAATAAATTACTTTGTTTTTTAAAATTTTCAAAAAAATTATTCATATATCCTATCAATCCTAACATTAAATGCTATTGATATTCTATCTTCGTCAGTAGGATTTCTAGAAACACCGTGAGCTAAATGTCCTGGAAATAATAATAATTTTCCAGTTTTTGGTTTATAACTAATAGCACCGCAACTAATTTGAGTATAATTTTCGATAAAACTTTGACTTGTAATAATATAATCTGCTAGACTATTTTTATAAAAAGTAATATCTCCTTGATTTTCTGTTGCTTTTAGATAAAATGCTCCAGATAAAAATGAATTATCATGTATGTGATGTGAGTTAGAATGTCCTTTTTTATTAATATTAAACCAATAATTTTCAATTTTTACTTTTGATAATTTTTCTATATATCCATAATCTCTGACGCATTGTTCTGCTTGTTCTAATATTTTATTATTTAAAATTTGTAATGGTTTAAATGCTGTAGGTAAAAAATCTTTACTTTGCCATCCTCCGTCATTACTAAGTTCGCGACCTGTTGGGTCATATTTGTATATATCGTAACACAAATTAAGTAAATCAGTTGTATCTATATTAGTCTCTTCCCACCATATCGGCGTCGGAAAATAAAGGTCAAAATGCATATCTTAAATCATTTAAAGTTTTTGGCACAGGTATAAAGCTAAAAGCAAACGAATGACTCCATCTAAAATCAACTTCAGGATCTACATATGCTAGGTGCGGTATGTTTGCTTTGTACATTGTCATAGTTTTTTCGTTTGTAGGTATTGACGCTAACAAATTAAATCCCCATTTCTTTAATTCCTCATCTGGCATGTTAAACCAATTATTTGCCCTAGTAGCATTCCTGCTTATTTCTACCCATTGTTTATGAAATTTGTGGGTTTCGTCAACTTGAAAATCATAAACAGTTTCATACATTTTTCCTTCATAATGAAATAACTTTGTACATGACATGTCAAGAGAATGATCTGTAAACCATAAATTAGTAACTAAGCCATTAACATAATCTACGTGAGGAATTCTCCAGCAACTTATAGGTTTAGTTAATTCACGAAAGTATAAATTGCCCCATTCGTGTATTTGCTCTAAATATATATCATTAGAAATATTTTTTGAATAAAAATCAATAAGTAAATAGCAAATATCTTTATAAATCCATTCTGGTAAGTGTATGCTATCAAATGGGTTAGGATCAAAATTCGTTAATGCGCTATTGTCTTTTTGTATTGGAAAAGATGCTATAAGATTTTTAAAAATTTCAAAATGCTTTATGTCAAACGGCGGATCAGTTATCCAATAACCATAATCTTTATCAATTGAAAAATATTTACAATTCCAATTGTCAACATTGTGAATTTTAATTACTTTGTCAAAATTATTTGCATCAGGATAGCATCTTTTAAATTCTGTCATCTTATGTTAAAAGTAAATATAATTCTTTCGTGATCACTTAAATTGGGTTGGACTCTGTGTTTTAACCAGCCGGGAAATATTAAAACATCATTAGTGGTTACAGGTAATTCTTTATAAAGAGATTCTTCAGGAAAAATAGGATATATAGATTTATGATATTCTAATGGGTCTTTAAACTCTATATATCCAGAATTATCAGGAACTTGTAAGTAAGCCGTAACTACAAATGTTATAAAATTATGACTATGTTCTAAAGTTTGTCCACCTTTATAATGAATGTTAATCCATGATTCTGTAACTTCATTATATTCATAAATAAATTTATTTTCTTTCCTAATAAAATAAATCATACTTCCTAGCCATTCTTGGAATTCACTTAGTTCTTCCCAAGTATGTGGCTGTTCAGTGTTGCCAGCTTTAATTGACGATTTTGAATTTCCTATTTCTAATAAACTTGTTTCTGAATTATTTTCTAATAGGTTATAAATTTTAGGTTTTAATATTTCAAATTCAAATGGAAATTGAAATTTGTAAATATAAGGAGTAAAAAGATTAACTCCATTATTCAATAGGTTCATTTTCTATTAGCTCCAACGCTAATTGTAGACCCATTATTGTTCCTTCTATTTTAAGTAAATCAGAACTTAGTTCTTGTCTGGATGCAAAATCTATACTAGTAATACCGTATGGGTTAAGTTTTAAATCATTAAACTCATTTTCAATACGTTCTAAGTCATTTTTTATTTCTAATGACTTATTTTCAAGATTTTTTAATGCATTGTTTATTTTATCAACATAAATCATTTTTTTCCTTTTGATAATATTCTATTTAGTCTTTTAATTCTAGCCAAAACAGAATCTTTCCTGTAGATTGAAGAATTTGAAGCATAAACAAAATCTCTTTCAAGTTTATAATCAGCATTAGTTGCTTCTTCAACTGTTAAAGTGTAAGTAGAATCTTGCAATATCTTTTTATCTATTGGTAAAATTTGACAAAGAGGAGTGCCTGCTTTAATCAAAATTTCGTCATTTAATTTTTTCCAATACAACTGGACATTTAAAACATGCATGTAACTTGGATCTAAAAAACCAGTTGCAGCTTCAAACCTATCTTCATTATTATAAGCAACTGGCATTATAAGCAGTATGATATTATTTGAAACTTCAACCCTCCACGGAGTTTCAACTTTAATTACAGTCTTAAGGATATTATCTTTATCATTTAATAAAGGTTCGGTTTGTATAGAATTGTGTGTATTTATATATGCATATTCTGCCATTTGTCCACATTTATTAAACTGATAACTTTCGTCCCAATAAACACTTACTCCATCTCCGTTTGTTTTTATTATAAAATCAGCAGGTGCAGTTAAAATATATCCTGTGTTTATTATTTTCTGTATTCCTGGACAATTTTGAGAACTTTTAGTATTAGTATCTACTTCTTGTTTTATTTTTAACCAATCTCTTTTTACAAGTCGGGATTTTTGTATTGGATACAATTTTGCAACCCCTGGTTCAAGAGTATAAAATCTAATAAATTGTTTTTTTTTAAAAAAAGAGGTCAGTTTACTTGTTAATATATTCATCTATGCCATTATATATATTATCTTTTAAAAAATCATAATGACTAGGAAGTGTAAGAACATGTTTTGTAATAGCCTCTCTATATTTAAAATAAGCACGTTTAGTAAAACCAATTTGTTCTTTTTTTGTTGCTAAATTTTTTGTATCATTAAAATTAAATATAAGATTTTTTGTAGCAATAGATTTTAACCCCATTCCAGCTGCAATATACATATTTCCTATATAATCGCTATGATAATGATGATTTATCATGCTTCCTAGAAAATTTGTATATTGATTTTGATTTAAAACAAATTCATTAAATTGTTCCGGAACATACTCATTAATTTGTGTACACCATCTCCAATAAGGTGTATCAGTTCTCTGTGACAATGCATAATGTTGCGATACAAAATCTCTAAATTTTGTTACATCAAAATCAACTGCTAAATTGTAGGCATCTTTTTCTGCCCTTGTTACATATCCATTTCGTCTATTTAAAACATCTAATAATTTTACTATATTTTCGTGAGTGGTTAGCAAACCTGTTGATTCTAACGGCTCTACAAATCCGTAACTAAGTCCTATTCCTAAAACATTATTCAACCATGCTCTTCTTCTTTTACCGTGTCTAATACTAATAGGAAATAGTTCTGCTTTATCTGCTATTTTTTTACCATAAATTTTTTCTAAATGTTTACTAAATTCAATAGCGGCATTCTCTTTTTCAATAAATCTTTTAGAATAAACATATCCTGTTCCTATTCTGTTCCATAACGGAATAGTCCAAACCCATCCATTATTTAGAGCAAAACAATCTGTTACATTTAGCATCTGCTTTTTTCTATCTGTGTAGGGCAAACGACATGCCCATGCGCTATCATTAGCCAAATATTTTGTAAATGGCATAAATGCAGAACCCATCCAATCTTCTAATAGAAGTGATTTGAATCCTGTGCAATCTATCCAAAGATCAGCAGTTAGAGTTCTTCCGTCGATTAAAAGTATGTCTGTTATATTGTTTAAGTGATCTTTTTTAAATGAATGAGCATCACCTATTATGTGCTCAACACCATTTGGTATTGCTACATTATCTTTTAAATATTGACCAAATAATTGCGCATCAAGATGATATGCTGTGTCAAAATCAAAATCAAAATTTCTTAATAATTTATCTTTGTTTTTTGTTTGTTTATTATATTTTGCTAATAATGTGTTTCCGGTGCAAAAAAATTCAGCAAATGATTCCGGAGGAAACTCGTCAGGATAAAGCGTTGCTAATTCAGACCAGGAATCAGTTCCTCCGGGTTTATCTGTATAGTCTAATCCTTCTGAGAATGGATATTCAAACGATTCGCCTTGCCCAATCCTAAAATTTGTAAAACGTATTGAATTTTTATATGTTGCATTGCATTTTGGCATCCAATCTTCATCTTTTAGATCTAAAATCCGCAAAAATCTATTAATATGTCCTAGTGTACTTTCACCTACACCAACTGTTCCTATTATTTTAGATTCTACAAGTGTTATAGATAAATGGGGACAACATTTGCTTAAAGCGGCTGCTGTCATCCAGCCTGAACTTCCGCCGCCTACAATTACAACTTTTTTAATGTGCATAAATTATTCCTGTTATGGGATATTTATGCAAAGATATTTAGATTATGAATTAGAATTGAGCCAAACGGAATATCTACGCCATGCTGGTAGTTCCATAGTTGACGGAACTGGAGATCTATCAATAGAAGGTTCTGTATTTTCTAGTGCAGCCTGTTGATCCTCTGCAGTTAAAAATTCTTCTTTAACTGTTGGTTTGTCTATTATATCTTTTACCAAACTAATATGCTGGTACCATGTGCCATTTTGGCTTATTGTACCAGATTCTTTTAGTTCATGATAAAGCATGTCTAATTGTTCGCCAACTGTTCCATATGCAACTTGCCTTGCAACTGCGGTATTGGTAAAACCGCCATCTCTTTCTATCCATACCATATCTTGTTGTGCCGGACTCCATTCTAGTGTCCAATCTAAAGTAACATTATCCGGAGCATTAACCCATGCTATAGTTGCATCTGGGCCGTCATAAATTTCATATTCTTCTCCAGGATCGCGAATTTCACTTACAAAACCTTGATACGACATTAAAACTTTTTTCATTTGTATTCCTCTATAACGATTATGCCTGGTCTACCATCTGATCCCCTGTGACCATGAAAATATCCTCCGGTACCGCCTGTACCCGGAGCAGAGTGACCTTGATGATTATGAGCAAAATGACCACCTTGGGGATGTCCTCCTGGTGCTGCTCCTCCAAAATAACTGGTGCCACCTGGTCCAAAACTGTGATGGTGGGCACCGCCACCGCCTTGATGTATATTTAAATTGCCACCTGATCCGTTTCCGCTCACACCGCCAGAGTGTTGATTCTGTCTGTTAGCTCCATGGCCTCCACTTGCGCTTACATATGGTCCAAAAGATGTTGTTCCGCTATTTCCTCCTGCACCAGAATAATAAGTACCACTGCCACCGCCACCTATATTACAACTTACAGAACTGATGCTATCTACGTTCATTATTCTCTCTGCATACCCTCCGGCTCCACCTGACTCTCCGTGCCCACTTGCACCACCACCAGGACCTTGTACTTTTACCCTAATATACCTAACTCCGGCTGGTTTATTCCATGTTCCGTTTGATGTAAATACTGAAATTCCACTGAACCCTAAATTAGCATATTCTAGAGCGCTACCCGAAGCACTTGTTCGTCTTAGGAGTTGTTGATTACTTCCTATTGTTGATAATCCAGTTCCTCCCTTATCTCGTGGCATTGTTCCTGCCACCGTTGAAGTGCTATAATCAATTGCTCCATCTTTGATATTATCTTCTATAATAGTATTATCTTCTATGTTAGCAGTGGCAATAGTATTATTGGCAAAACTTGTTGTTTCTAACGATTCGTTTGTTACAGATTGATTTGTTAGATTTTTTAGTAGTTGATAATTAAACGCCATAATTAACTTTCAATAAAATTCTGTTATAACAATAATGCCTGGTCTACCATCTGATCCTCTGTGACCCGAATAATATCCAGATGTACCGCCTGTGCCAGGAGCAGAATGACCTTGATGATTATGAGCAAAATGACCACCTTGGGGGTGTCCGGCAGGTGCAGGTCCTCCCCAAAATGAAGATCCTCCCATTCCAGAAGATCTTTGTTCGTGGCTTCCGCCACTACCACAATGTAAATTTAAACTACCACCAGATCCTCCTCCACTAAGTCCGCCATTATGTTGATTATGTCTGTTCGCTCCATGGCCTCCACCTGCACTAAGATAAGGTCCAAAACTACTTCCAGCTCCGTTACCTCCTGCATTAGAATAATATGTACCACCGCCGCCGCCACCTACAGTTACTGCTACGCTTGAAATATTTGCATTTTCAACTTCTAAAATTCTTTCACTATAACCCCCGGCAGCTCCTGACTCTCCGTGGCCACTTGCACCGCCACCGCCTGCTTGCACTTGTACCCAAATAAAACGAACATTTGACGGTCTATTCCATGTGCCATTACTTGTAAAAACTACCATTCCTTTTATACCATATGGTCTAAATGATAAAGAATTGTTAGCACTATTTGACATTAAAATTTCAAAAGGATTTCCACTGGCAGTTGTGTTAGTTCCGCCTTTGTTTACAGGTAATGTACCTGACACACTAGTTGTTGTGAGATTAACACTATTGTCTGCAAATTTGTCAGCTTCAATTACATTACTACCAAATTCTGTATTTGTAATTTCTTCATTTCCTATATCTGTTCCTGTTATTGAACCACTTATAAATGAATCATTTGTTAATTTTTTTAATAGTTGATAATTAAATGCCATTGAAATTGCCTTAATAATATTCTGTAATAATTATGATACCTGGTTTACCATCTGATCCCCTGTGACCATGAAAATGTGCTCCTGCTCCGCCTGTGCCCGGAGCAGAATAACCTTGATGCCTATGAGCAAAATGACCACCTTGGGGATGATTTCCCGGAGCACCACCTCCAAAGAATGTGTTTGCACAACTTTGGGCACTATATGCATGATGGTTAAATCCGCCACCTGAATGTAAATTTAAATTGCCACCCGATCCGTTTCCGCTCACTCCTCCTGAGTGTTGATTCTGTCTATTAGCTCCATGACCTGCACTTGCACTTACATATGGTCCAAAACTACTTCCGCCTCCATTACCTCCTGCACCAGCATAATATGTACCACCACCACCGCCACCTATAGTTACTCCTACAGAACTGATTCCTGTTACATCAAGATATCTCTCAGCATAGCCACCGGCACCACCGCCTTCTCCGTGACCACTGCCACCACCGCCACCGCCTTGTACTTGAACTTTGATATATCTTACATTTGCAGGTCTAGTCCATGTACCATTCCCTGTAAAAACACTCATTGATCTTAAACCATGTTCGTGGTAATCTAATGAGCTACCTGTACTTCGTATAGCTTTGAAGGCTCCTCCTAAAGATGTTAATCCGGTTCCGCCTTTTGAAGTTGGTAATGTACCAGTTGTTTTGCTATTTGAATTTACAACAGCATCGTCGGCAAATTTGTTTGCGGTTATAGAATCATCAATCAAATTTGCATTTACTATTTGATCTGTTCCTATATTTGATTGTAGTAAAGTGTTATCAATTAAGCTGTCGTTTGTATAATTTTTTAAAGTCTGATAATCAAACGCCATAGTCATCCTTAAATATTTTCAACTCTCCATCCTTCGGTATTATCGAACCATATAAGAGTAAAAGATGCACCAGTTGTGGTAACTTCCATGACATCAGTTGTGCCCATAATTGGATTAGATCCTGGATTAATTCTAAATATCCTGATGTTGTTAATTGAATTATTTTTATCAGTAAAAGTAATTTTGTCGTACTTTGATGGTGATGTTGGAAGTGTAACTGTAAATCCAGAGTTTGGTAAGCAGTCTACCCAATAATGTTTATTGACCACAACATTTGTATCGCTTTGTATATCAACACTGTGCATATCTCGAATTGAATGCCAACCGTCTCCGTCATAAATTTCTAGAGTATGTTTATCTGTATTGAAAAACAATGCTCCTTGAACTGCAGGATCCGGTCTGGTGCTATCTACTCCATATCCAACTGGTAATGATACAAAACTAGATCCATATTGTACTCTTCTACCCATTAATCATCCTTATAATGTTGATGTTTCTATTCCGTATGCTATGGCTGTAATATTTGCTACATCAGACCGAACCATTACTGAATAACCGTCATGAACAACAATTCCTGTTCTTTCTAAAACTCCATTTGGTACAATTTGTGTATTGAATTCAATATAATCAGCAACACCAATTGTTCCGGTTTCACTTATTGCAACATTAATTCCAGCTGTTGCTGTAGATCTATTACAAATATTTAAAGTAACAATTGCAAATGTGTTATCAGGGCAGGTATAGATTATAGTATCAGTATCAACTACAACATCAAATTTGCCTAAAACTCCAGTAGCCATTAAATCTCCTTATCTTTGTATTATTTATCATCTCAAAAAGTAATTTAATGCTAATGGGACTCCTGTTATGCCTCCGGTAAAGTTTGTTGTAACATTAAATGTAATTGATGTTCCTGTTACTGTATTGATCTCATTTGTAGCAATGTAAATATCTCCAGCTGTCAACGAGTTAACATTTAATGCAGCACCACCACCACCAATCTGGGCTTCAATGTAAGCTTTTATAGCTCTTTGAGTTGGTATAACTGTATCACTATTAGCAGTCATAAATGGATCTGTTGAGAATTCACTGACTGTTGCAGAACTACCACCAAGTGTTACTTCTCCTAATGTCAACTCTTGTAATCCTGCAATATTAAATGCATCTGCATTTAATGTAGCAATACCTGTTGATTGTTCAACATTAAATAAATTTCCTACCCTAAAGTTTCCGTCCTGATCTGTTGCTGTAAAGAAAACCCTACCGCCATTTGACTCAACAGTTTCTTGAGCTTGGACAGGATCTTGTAAAGGCAAGTTAGGATAATTTGTAGTTACAAAATTTCCAGTACCTATATCAAGGAAGTCGTGTCCAGTTAGTCTTACCTGTGAATATCTAATACGCATTGTTATAGGCGTACCGTCTTCAGGGGATTGTATAGCTTCAACGGAAGGAGAAAGATTTAAAAATCCTGTGTAAGATCCATCGGTATCTCCTAGGAAAGAAACAGTGTTTACAAGTTTAAATACAGTGTCTGGTAAATGATCAAAAACTACATTTGATCCAGCAATAGGTCTTTCTGATAATCTTCTAACAGCAATATACAAACCACTTTGATAAAAATCAGCATACCCATTTGACGATTCTGCTGCAATAGATCCTGATGCTGCTTCGTAACCTTGCCCTCTATCTATAAAAGTTGGGTTAGCCAGCACACCGTTGCCCATTCTTACTGTATATGTAACATCATAAATGTTATTAGGATCAGTTATTGTCATTGTAGGTGCTCCTTCATAGTATCCACTGCCTGGTTCAACTAAACGCACAGCAAATATTTTTTCATTTGCTATGCTCGGACGTCCTATTGCTCTTACACCTAACTTTATCATAGAAATATGATCGTCTACGTCTGCTCCTTTGACTACCCAACATCCTTGATGATTTGGATTGCCAAATGCCAGTGCATCAAATCCATTATTAGCAGTCGGAGCTGCTGTTACAGTTCTTAACACCCAATTAATACCATCAGTTGATGTTCTTAAATTTTCACCTTGTACATCATCAATAACAACAAATTGACCTTGACCATATTTAATTTTGTTGCCCGATCCTTTACTTGATCCATCAGATGGTAAATCAACAAGTGTCCAAGTTTCTCCTCTGTCTATTGAGAATAATGCGTCATTTTGATCTTCTGATATAATTATAAATCGGTTGTTGCCATACGCTATGTTAGCATAATTTCTTATTGCCGGAGCAACAACTTGAGTCCAAAGTCCTGGATTTTGATGATTAGCCCAAATAATTTCATCACTATTGTATTTTACTGCAACTAACCGGTCAGATCCAAATGTTAAGCCTACAAATCCCACACTTGGCAATGCATCTGTATATTGTAGCCACGATAAGCCTGCATCATCAGATACAAATATATGTCTAGAATTTTCAAATCCTAAATAAAATTTATTCCTTCCGTATGTGATAAATGGTTCACTATCTTGGGCTGCAGGAAGCGATACTGCAGCCCAATTGTCGTTATCATTACTTACAAAAATTTGATTTGGACTTGTACTTTGAGTTACAATTATTGTAGCACTAACAGCATATTCACTTGAGCCATCATTGAATATAGCATTTGCTATTTTAGCTGGCCCTGACTGCCCGGTTCCTCCTACAATTTGTTGCGTCCACATCATACCATCGGTGCTTTTTTCAATATTTTGACTTGAATTACCTACTGCAATAAATGATCCACTGCAACCTAAACCTTCCTGATCAAAATAAATAATTGCTCCAGTTGTACTGTCAATAGATGTAACTGTTAAAACTAGATCATTTATCGGTGACATGCCTCCTAATTGTGTTCCTACGATTGTTATCGTATCCCCCCTTGCATAGTCTTGTCCACCTGTAACAATGGAAACTAAATATTTGCTCCCTTTTCTTATTACTGTGAATGTTGCACCAAACCCTACAACAGATACTTCTAAATCAGGAGTTAAATTACTGTATTCTACAGTAGTATAACACCATGCAATATCTGAAGTTGGATGACTTGCGCTAAGAGTGGTGCTTGTTGAACTATATGGCGGATCAGTAAACAAAACTTTTGGTTCAATTTGATAAATTGAACTTGCATTAGGAGCAACAATAGGTGTTCCAGGAAATAAGTGCTCCCAACCCGGCGAGTCGTCATCTTTAACTACTGTTGCCAATTTGCTACCAGAACTGTATGTATCGATAGTTCCGTACTGCCCAACTCCTACGCCACCTGTAATGAATATCCTCATAGTTTTGCCTGAGTATGCAGTATCTGTATTTCCATCTGTAGCAGCAAGGGTAATATTTGCAGCCGTCACTACGCCATCGACATCTGTTGTAAGCAATCCAGTTTGGGCTGTATTTGAAACAAGTAAATATCCTGATCCACCAAATTGTTCTTCGTCTCCTGTAAGATCCGTAATCCTAATCCGATTTACAGCATTGTCCCTAAATTCGTCAGCATAAGCTTCTGCATTAATACCATTTCCAAATACGTTTATTCCTGCTTCAGTATAATCATTTCCAGCATGATTGAATTCTACATTAATAATTTTATCACCATCTGCGTTTACTTGACCTATTTCTGCATTGTATTGCAAACGATTGTCAACTATACAGGTAATTGGTATTTCTTCAGCATCTACTCCTTCGGCAACCGAACCAAAAGTACCGTAACTGTTATTACCGTTTGTTGCTCGTATTCTTCCGCCTGCTTCTGCTAGGTAACCTATGTGGGAATAATAAGTAAATACGGAAACAAGTTCTGCTCTACCATTATTGGTTATCCATGCCCCTATACCGTCACTAATAACCTGTGTAAAGTCATTTGACACTATTGAGTCGTTTCCTCCGTTGTGCAATGCACCGTCTATTTTTTGACCTATTGCAGCATGACCAAATGTTGTAAGATTTTGAACATATGGTGATCTTGTCATAATCCATACACTTTCGTCATCTGGTCCCCATCCTGGATCCAGTGAGGCATATGCTCCTGCAGTTGGTCTTCTAGTTCCAAACTCATTGTTAGGTGATAAATCGCCGTTTAATCCATCAACTGTTTGTAATCGTAAACCAGTACCGTTCCGTAAATAGTACATATCTTCTTCGCGAGATCCAAGAACAGCATTTACATAATACCTAGCAGCATATTTTGATTTGTAATTTGCCGGAAACTGGAAGCTTACTTCATATGCTCGTAATTTTGTATCTAACGTAAATGTTCTTTGATATTCTTTAGGATGTACTAGATCCCAGCGCATTGCGTCAACAATATAACGCATGTCTCTGCGACATAATGCAGTATTGTATTCATACCATTTTTCAACACCTAAATTAATTGTAGGATAATCTTGAGTTATGATAAGAAATACACCACTTGCATCTTCTACAGTAAATTCATTTTCTGATAATATTTCGGAAACTACATATTCATTTCCAAATACAATAGGAAACGTTTGGCCAATATCATTTTCAGGATAGGCATTGTCTAAATCAATAAATTTTATTGACATACCGGCATCAAGCCATTCGGTACCCATACTCATAGTTAATCCGCTATTTGTACTAGATATAGCGCTCACAGTTCCTGCAAACCAATTATCGACATAATTAACTGCTTCTTCTACAATAAAATCTTCATTTAATTGAAGAATTCTGTTTGTTGCCCACAAATCTGGAATAGCTGTTTGCTTATTATGAGCTTCTGCAGCGACGCCAAAAATTATATCATTAACAAATTCAATCGTGTATTTTAAAGCATTTCTTGCCTGGACGGACAGTACAATTTGGTCTGCTTGTTGTAAAGCATAAAGGTTTGCGGCCAATGTTGCATCTTTTTGATATCCGTACACCTTTGCAGAAGGTTGTCTTGCATAACTGTAAGCAGCAACCATAGTTGCAAAGTTTTGATCTAAACACCAATCGTATATTGCAGCATCAAAAATTAATGCCAAATCTCTTGTACATTTACTATGATCAAAATCAAATCCACTATAAGTTGTTGTGATACCTTGCAACGTATTTTTTATATAGGTATCTGCATTATTTGTTATAGTTGCTCCTGCTGCAAGGGCATCTGCGGTTTGCCAATTCAATGAAGGAGCAATAGCTGTAGCTAGAAAATTGTATTGGTTTTGGGAAATATTACCAGTAACTATATCTCGCAGAGTATCAATCTTATCAGTTTCAACGCTTGTTGCTAGGTTAACAATGTCTGTATAAGGCTGTCCACTGATATTATTATTTGCTGCTTCCTTACAATTAGTTGCTAAGGCTGAATATAATTGTATACTTGCTGCTCTTTCTGCAGAAGTACCATAAACTGGTTCGCCTGTAATATTATTATAGATCGATCTAACATGATTTAATGTTGCTATATTGCATCCACTTGCGTCTGCAGTTTGATCATAATTTATATCATATGCCCATGCTTCGATCATTCTTGCTAAATCTTGTTTACATTTTGCTCTAAGATCAGTGCCTAATCCTTGCCAATAAGCATTAGCATTAGCTGTAAAATCAACAATGAAGTCTCTATTTTGAATTAATAAAATTTGAGTATAGGTTCTATTAGGATAAGACGATCCTGATAAATCATGATATGTAACACTAGGAGCAGAATCGTCTCCGTCTATAAAAATGCTTTTAATCAAATTTAATGATGAGGTTACAATTGCTGCTGCTGCATCTCCGTCTGTTGTTTCTAATGCTTCCATTCCAGCAACAGACTGATTCTTTAAAAGATCGATAGCATACAATTCTTGTTGCTGTTGTTCATTTTTTACTTTAGCTGATTGTAAACGATTGTAAGCGTATCCAGAATACACCCCCCAATAATTAGATTGAAGCATACTATCATAAAATGCAGCATCTAATATATATCCGCAATCTCTTCTACAATAGGCACCTTTGTAAGTAAAATCTCCAAAATGGGTAATAATAAAATCTATTGTATTTTTTTGAATATTATCATATTCTGCTTCTAGTAATGCTTTATCATCTAATAGAAATTGCGTTGTGTTAGAAATATCAGGATAGCTGTAAGCAGGTAAATTGTTTACATCTGTTATTGTTGTTATTACATCATTCATTAAATCAAATATGTAATTACTAACTGCTAATGATGCATCAGTATTAGTGATTACTTGCTGAACATTTGTTTGGTATGGAGGAGAAATTTGATTGTTTTGAACTATACTCTGAAGCATAGCTTGTAAATATCCATAGGCATCAAGCGTTGCAACTTTTTCTGTGCTATCGATTACAAATGCCCCTTCGGTTCCCCTATAATATGCAAGAGCTGCAACTAACGACTGCCATTGACAACCGTATTGTATATCATAACATATACCATCTAGTAAATAACCTACATCTTGTAAACATTTTGTTCTACTGTAATATAAATTAGGATAGTTAGTATCAAGAAATCCTCGAACTTCAGCTTTTAAAAATTCTCTGTTTCGTCGGATATTATCTCTCGCATAACCTCCATCTGGGAAGTTATATGTATCTCTCCATGCTGATTCGATTTTTGTACCAGTGCCATGATCTATCAATCTTTTGATCAATCTTGTAAGTTGTATAGCAGAATTTCCTGTTGTCTGGTTACCAACAGGCCATTCTGTTATTTGAGATTCATTATTATTATCAGTAGGTGTTAATGATATTCCCTCGACTAATCCAGCTATTTGTGTTTCAATATGATCTAATGCTGTATAGGTATAAAGTGGATCAGTTGCAGGTGTTAAATCTTCTTGATTTTGTCTAGGATATACTGTTACAGATCTAAGTTCATCACCCAGTATACAACATAATGCTGGTACTTGGATTGGTAAAACTTCATAGTATTTTCCAGTTGCTACCCTAATTAAAGTATTTGTTTCGATCCTTGCAGGAAGGTTATCTGCATTGCCAGCTGTTATAGCATCAGTGATTAATGTAATTAACTCTGTAACTCTTCCGTAAACATTTTCGTTTTCTAAATTTATGTTTTTCCATTGCGAAACAACAGCAGAAGAATTATCTCCGTTTACTACCTGATAGCTATTATAACCAGTTAACCCAATCTCCGGAGGATCAGTTTGATTTAAAACATGCTCCATTAACTGCCATGCATACACTAAGCTTGCAACAGTTTCAGTTTTTTGACCTAAATAAGGAGATCCTACAGTATCATTAATGTATGATAAAGCAGCTTCTCTTGATTTTACATTTCCGCCATGTGTTAAATCCCAAATTACAGCATCTACAATTAATCCTATATCCCTTTCACATTTTTCTGCAAAATATGTAAAATTAGTTGTAAAGGGATCTATACCTTCTGTTATTTGATAATCAGTCCATTCAGTTGTTTCTCGTTGAATAAAAATTCTGTTTAATTCCAATAATCTTTTTGCATTAGGATATTTTGTTCCTTTGTCAATTTCTTGACAAGCAAATCTTATACTTTTCCAAGGAGATTCTACAGTTGTTCCTCTAATAGGCGCAGGTTGATCTACACCTGTAGTTGATACATAATAAACATCCGGGTTTTGCCCAAAAAATGTCCATTGCGGTTCATTATTAGGTGAAACACGTAACACTTGTCCTTCTTTACCGATAGGTAGTCTTGTAGGACCTGATCCACTAAAATAAACTATATCTCCTTGTGTAGTTAAGGCATCAGTTTCTGCTCCAATTGCTAAGATATTCCAATATGTTCCTGTGATATCACGATCTGGTCTACTATTTTCTGCCCCGCCTCCTGGTGCAATTTTAGTTTCTGTTGAATAATCGTCATCTTCGCTTACATGGGACTCTATGCAAATGTAAGTAGCTGTATCATATCTTACTACGTCACCGATGACATAATATGCATCGTCTGCCCATA